AACAAGTAGCACCGCAACAACAAGTAGCACCGCAACAACAAGTAGCACCGCAACAACAAGTAGCACCGCAACAACAAGTAGCACCATTCATTGTAACCGATAATCAAAGTAATATACAAGTCGGCGGGATAACCAAAAACAAAAATGAAACAGAGACAGTTAGTATAAATCCAAACTTAAATAACGCATTACTCGAATCCTATATTAATAGTACTCGAAGTTTAATAGTACAATTATATAATACATGTGAAAATGATTTTTTAGAGGGTATTAGTTTATTTGAAAGTATTGTAGCTACTCAATTAGCAAAAACAACAAACTTTCAAATTAAATATTTAAACGATTTAACATCAGAATATGTATTAGATCATGATACATATGTTTGATAGATAAAGAAAACTATTACCTTGTTTTATCCTCTATTTTTCTTAACAAATTTTCGTTATATATAAGTCCGGACGGTTTATATGTATCTATTGATTTATATTCTTTTGCCGGTTTAATTGTTTCGCCATTTACTGATTTGCGGTGAAACATTAATTCATTCGGGTTTTCGTCAATATCAATTCTATCTCCATCATTATTCTTGTTTTTATCAACACGACTTCCCTTCCCATCAATTACAATCCCTGTTTTCTTTTTAATTTCATTACGTACATAAGAGGGGCACCAATTTGCCCAAGAAATAAGCAATAAATTTGGATGAGTATATTTTACAATAAATCCATTTTCCCTTAATTGATCAATAACATAAGCAGTGCAAGCACCATAATCGTATTTAGGTACACCAATAATTGTTTCCGGCATAATATACCAACAAAATTGTTCTTTTGTTTGTTGACGTGAAACTGTTTTAATTCGTGCATGAATGCGTGCCAAGATGCGATTATAAAGCGTCATCGTATTCAAATCTTGCTGTTGTTTTCTCTCATATAATTCGTCTAAATTGATTTTTGTTGATTCGCTGGATGCATCGCCGAGTGTGAAAATTGTATCCATTTAAAATGATATTGGAAAATATATATATAAATACACCTTAATTATAGGTATTAGACTATATATGACAATAAGGCATTTAGTAATAAGCGGCGGTGGTCCATCGGGTCTATTAACATATGGTATTGCATCAAAATTAGAAAAAAAAGGTTTTTGGCAGTTATCTAATATTAAAAGTATTTATGGTTGTTCGATTGGTGCTTATATTGGTGTTATTTTATCGCTTGGGTATGAATGGGAATGGTTAGACGACTACTTTATTAAAAGACCATGGGATAAATTAGTTACTGCATCACAAACACGATTAATTGATATATATGAAAAAAAATGTTTATTAAATGAAAATTTTTATACAGAAGGAACAATGCCATTATTAAGAGCAAAAAATTTAAATGATAACATTACACTTTTAGAACTGTATGAATATAACAATATTGATATCCATATGTATGCAACAAATATTAATTCAGAAGAATTAGAAAAAATAGATATTTCTCATAAAACTCATCCAAACTTGTCCTTAATAACTGCGTTAAGGATGACGATGTCTTTTCCTCTTATTTTTGAACCTATTTTATATGAAAATAATTGTTATATTGATGGGGGATTAGTTAATAATTTTCCTTTAAATGATTGTTTATTACAAGAAAAATGTGATCCCGACGAAATATTAGCATTTAAAAATATATGGAAAAATGATATTAATGATTATGTAAATGAAAATTCATCATTACTTGATTTTATGGTGATATTAATAAAAAAAATGCAAGCATCTATTGATACAGAATCTAAACAAGAACACACAAAATATACAGTTAATTGTTTACTAGACGAATTGTCTGGGTTTAATAATTGGTATAAAGCATTACATAACGAGGAATATAGGAAATTTATAATAGAAAATGGGTATTCACAAGCCGAAATATTTTTATCATATGTTTCTAATATTACATAATAGCATAATAGCATAATAGCATAATAGCATAATAGCATAATAGCATAATAGCATAATAGCATAATAGCATAATAGCATAATAGCATCATTATATCTAGTAAATCGTTTGATTTAATGATGATTTTTTATTTATTATACAGTTTACAAACTTGAATTGACAAATTCAATCAAATTAGTCTTGCTAGGTTTAGCATCGTATTCAATTATTTTATTTCCTTTCATTAATTTAATTGTTGGAAATCCAGTTACATTAAACTTATCGGCGGTGGCAGTATCTTTATCGCAATCTACTTCAAAAAAATTTAATGTAATACCATTTACAGTTTGTCCTTCCATCTCACTTTTAAAATCAGCCCAAATAGGTTTCGCCGTTTTACAGTGGGGGCACCATTCCGTATAGAAAAAATAAATATCCGCTGAAGTAATATCCTTTTTATTTTTTTGATTAAATTCGTTATTTGCTACATATTTATTATTTAATTTACCTGCAATACTGCGTCGATACACAAATAATCCAGCAATCATGAATAAAACAATTACTAATAGTATAACAACAAATTTCATATTTCCTGCCGACTTTGCTATTTTTTGCGTTATATCATTGAAATTCATTATATATATTTATTAGAATAAATATAATGGTTATAAAAACGAATTATATATTTTATATTTTAATTAAATATAATTAAATATAATTAAATATAATAGTATATACCTAAAATGCTGTATAAAACCAAAGATGGTAAAACAATTGAAATTATGCGTATGAATTACAAAGATGATCGGTCATATTATATGGCAATTCTTAAAGCTAAAGGATATAGTTATTAATGAATGATACTATTAAAGAATGTATAAATAACATATACTAATAATGTGAGAATGAATCCACATAAAACATAACTAGCTATTGTATTGTTTTTCATATCTATCATAATATCCTCGTTTATGGTTTGCTCTTTTTTTCCCATTTTTCCCTTTTTTCCTTCCTTTCTTTTTTTTGCAATATTTTTCTTCGTTTCTTTTTGAACTAAAACAAAATTATGCGTTTCAGTTAAATTTTTAAATAAAATATATATTAACATAACAATTATAATAGTTTGTCCGCTATATTTTATAAACCCATTTCCAATAGGCGCAACCATTATAATAAGAATAAGTAAAAGGACAATACTTAATATTATATGTAATTGTTTTGTCTTTTCAAAAAAAATTTGTAGTTGTTTATTCATAATTATACTGTTTATATTTATGAATATAAAATTTTGTATACATATAAAATTTTGTATACATATAAATTTTTGTATAAAAAATAGTATCAGGATATATATATATAATAAATAGTGCTTATGAGTAAAACAAATAAGCAAGTTCGAAAACGAACATTTAAAAAGAAAGATTATTATAGCGGCGATGGAATGTTAACAACCGTATGGGGACCGAGCATGTGGCATTATTTACACACAATGTCATTTAATTATCCAGTTAAACCAACACTAGCCGATAAAAAACATTTTCGGGATTTTATGTTGAATTTACAATATGTATTACCGTGTAAATATTGCCGTGAAAACTTGAAAAAGAATTACAAGGCATTTCCAATACGCCAATGTGATATGGCAAGTCGTGATCATTTTTCGCGTTATGTATATAAATTACACGAAATGGTGAATAAATTGTTAAAAAAGAAATCCGGTTTATCTTATTGTGATGTACGCGAACGATATGAACATTTTCGTTCGCGATGCACCGATGAAAAACCGAAAATATTTGATATTAAGGCATACGAAAAAGAAGAAACCAATAAATCAAAAAACAAAACTTTAAAAAAAGGGACTAAAGAAAAAGGATGCACTGAGCCACTTTATGGAAAAAAATCTAAATGTATTATTAAAATTGTCCCACAAGACGAGAAATGTAAAACGATGCAAATTGATCAAAAGTGTTTTAAAAAAAGATAACGATAACAATAATTAATTGCGGTGACGACGGTGTTTAGTGCGCCCTTTAAATTTTCGGGGTTTATTATATTTGATTGGTTTTCGGGTTTTGCGTTTTTTTCGTCCTCCTCCCGGAATTTCCGCTATACGCGTTCCTGCTGGCTCCGCGTGTCCTCCATATATATCGGGACTAACCATAAAGCATATAAATTGAAATATTAAATTAAATAAATACGTCATAATCATACTATATGCTGCTAAATAGGATTTATCAACTACATTTGAAATACCATATTGGTATTCTTCTAATAATTCGCCCAACATAATTATACCGCTATATCCATAACTTTTGGCTGTAGTTATTACCATATTATTTAAATTATGTATTCCGTTCATAACACCAGGCTTTTTTTCTATTGCATTTATTTTTAAAAGTGAAATTTCTCTAATATTTTCTATCATTTCTTTCTCTACCAATGGTGATAAATTTTTTAATCGAACATCATTTGCATTAGACACGCGTTGCATAATAATTTCATCTATTAATTTTTGTGCGGATTCTTCCAAAGCTTGAGTATGTAATGCTGCTCTAAATTTTTCGGCATTAACGATAAGTTTATGAGAAAAATTATTAATATGATTTTTTAATTTATTCTGTCTGGTTGTATTTTTTTTCAACTCACTATTCGCTTTTTTTAAAGCTGCAATTCGCAATAAATATGCCTTATCTTGTTCAGTGGTTGCTGACATGGAATTGGCTGCGATAGTAGATGCATCTGGAACAGATGGCTTAAACTTAATTAAAGATGGGACACTGTTATTCAGAGGAATGGATGGAGGAGGTGTTGACATTATAATATAATATAAGCTTATAAAATTATATTATAATATATATACACACCTTTTTTAAAGGATTTTGGCTAAATCTTTTTTAAAGGATTTTGGCTACACCTTTTTTAAAGGTGTTTTACATACCAAACTGGCTGAAATCGGCAAGAATTGGACGCGGTAAATACCGATTTCCAGAAGCTTTATTGTATTTTGGAACGCGTTTACAATCAAAATCTGGCTCAGGGCATCGTTCGCATGGCGGACAAGGTGGTACTGGAGCAGGCTTACAACTGTTGCACTGTGAAGGGCTGGGATTATTATATTCACCGTTTGCACTTGCATTACCGTTTGCACTTGCAGCAGCACCCGGCGGATTGCTTGGCGGCACCATTCCCGTCTTTAACATATATAAATCTTCATCGCCTGATGGAACATTTCCTTGTGCAGTAGCTGTATTTGCGTTATTATTTCCCGGCCATCCGGTTACACCGTCGTATGCTTGTCCTTGTACTTTCGTATTATCACTGTATTGTTGATTATGTGAAATAGCATAATTTGTATAATTATTTAATTTTTTTAATA